ATGAGCGTGAAAACATCTTCCAAGTCGTTGTCGTCATATTGGGTCGGGATTCCGCCGAAACGAAAGTCTTACTACCTCCGCTTTCAGGAGAAGGGCAAGAAGAACAGCACGTGGGTCAGTCTCGATACCACGAACGAAAAGGAAGCGAAGGCTCGCGCGAAACTGAAGTTCGAAGCCTACCACGACGGCCGCCACGCTGCGCTGCGGGCCACGGCCGGCCGCAATGACTTCCCGACGATCGGCACGCTGTGCGATCTCTACAAAGCCAACGCCACCGTCTCGGATCCCGGCCACCCGATCAATTCCCTGCTGCGGATCATCTGCATCGCCCGCGGTTGCACGAAGGAACAGGCCCGCGCCCTTCGTTCCGACATCCTCACCGACGATCTCGTCTATCAATTTCGCACGAATCACCGCGCCGCCTGCAAACAAGAGGGCCGACCCGTCAGCAAGATCGGCGTCAATTCCCGCCTCACCGCCGCGCGCAGCATGTTCACGGAGCCGAAGCTATTCTACCCCGGCGAGACGCTGCCCGGTCTCCAGGGATTCAAGGATGCCCACGGCGAGCGCAACGCGTCGGAAGAAGCGGGCTTCGAGCCGTTCGAGGCCGGCTTGATCGAGCGAATGGACAAGGCCGCCTGGCTGCTCCGCGAGCTGCAGCCGGACATGCTGCGCGGCTACGTTCTCGTGCGCAATTTCGGCCTGCGAACCATCGAAGTGCAAAAGGCCGTCGGCGCGTGGTTCACCGCCTCGCCCTTGGCGGACGATCCCTCGCGCGTGCTTCTCGTCGTCCGCAATCGCGCGCGAAATGCCCGCAGCGGCACGGCCGAGACGCGCATCAAGAACGGCCGCGCCCGCTTCATCGTCGTTCCGCCGGAGTTCCGCGACCTCTTCGCCGGCTTCGAGCCGGAACAGCATGTGATCCTGCCAACTGCCACCGCGCCGGCGCGCCAGCGCTTCATCCAGCGCACGCTCAGCGCGTGGGTCCGTCAATTCATCCCCGATCGTGTCGGCAGCACCTACGAGCTGCGCAAGCACGCCGGCAGCGAGGTTCTCACTCGCTCCGGTAAGATCGCGGAGGCCGCCGCGTTCCTCGGCGACAGCGTGGCCACTGCGGAGAAATGGTATGCCAAATGGCTGAAAGAAGTCGGTGCCGCCGTTGGCGAGGTTGTCGAGGCTCCGAAGGGCACGCTGCAGCTCCACAATGCCGCTGTTGAGCTGCTCGCCCTGCTGGATGCCGGCGTGACGGGCGAGGCTCTGGAGTCGTCCAAGGCCCGGCTGCGCGCCGCTATCGCACCAGGTCAAACCCCGCCGGCATTTCCTCAGCAGCTTGCCGCTTGACGGCCGCCTGCGCGCGGAATTTATCCACCAGCGCCGGCTGCTGCCCCAGCACGCGCAGCTTCGCCGCCTTGTGCGCCGCGCTCAGTCCACGCGCCATGATGTCCGCCTGAGCGTCCGGAGAGGCCGATGCGAAGCCCGGTTGTGCCAGTAGGTTCAGGATGATGCGGTGCGAGAAATCGCCCTGCAGATGCTGATAAGCGCTGATTTCCTCATTCGTCAGCGCCACCTGCAGTCCGCGGATTTCCATCTTCGGCTCCACGCGGCCCGGCAGCACGCCGTGTTCGCCCGTCTGGCGATAGATGCGCTCCGCCTCCATCAGCGCGGGATCGGCCTTGTAGCGCCGCACGAAGGCCGGATTGAGAAACACATTGAAGAGCGTGTTCGTGGCGTATTGATACCGCTCCTGTGCCACGCCCAGCAGGTCATAGCGCACCGGCAGCTTCTCGCTCTGGCCGGGCAATGCCGATAGCGCCTTGTTCTTCGTTTGCTCGAGGAAATCCCCGCCTGAATTCTCGCGCATCGTGTTGTCATGCAGGTCGCGAATCTGCCGCACCGACGTGGGAATGAAGTTCAGCGGCATCTGCGCGATCAGCGTCGCCGTGCCGTCCACCAAGCCGTTGTTGCCCGTCGCCTTCGCCGCGTCCGCCAGGCCGGTTAGGAAGCTCTGGTCGAGAAACGCCTGCCCGCCAGCCTCGCCCGCTGCCAGCCACTTCGCCAGCGTCGAGACGCTCCGGCCGCGGAGTAGCGCCAGCCGCTGCCGTTCCTGCGCGGCCGCGTATTCCGCGCCGGCTGCCACCGCCACTCCGTTCGGGGAAATCCAGTTGTAGTTCACCAGCACGTCGCCCGGATGCGGTGCCTGCTTCGCCCACCAGTTCCCGCTCGCCATCACGCGCATCAGCGCGCTCGCGTTGATCATGAATGCGCCGAAGCCGCTTGCGTCCTGCATCGCCGCCAGGTCCTTGTCTTCGTCTCGCAGCGCCGTCGCGATGCCGATCTTCGCCAGCCAGTATCCCGTGCCCCATACGGCGCTCCCCAGCAGTGCCCGTGAGAAGGCGTCCACGAATTCCCGCTGGCGAAACTCGCTGCGCTTGAAGACCGGCCGCACAACCTCGTAGCTCGCGCGAATGAATCCCGCCGGGCTCCACGTCGCCGCCTTCAGCGCGATCGCGCCCGGCACCTGCGTGAAGGGCAGCACCGCCGTGCCCAGCCCGTATTCCTTCGAGCGGCCCAGCGTCGTCATCAGGTTCAGCCCGCCGCGCACCTTCCCGGCCGCCTTCGAGAGCCAGTTGTCGTTTTGAAACGTGGCGCTCTGCGCGTCCAGGATGGCCGCCAGCTGCATTTGTTGGTTCGGGGCAAGGGCTGGCCGCCCTGCCGCTTTCTCCACCGCCATTTGACGCGCGATCGAGGCATCATACGCCGCCATGAAGAACGCCCGATCCGGCACCCCCAGCACCAGCGAGAGCGTATCTTCCAGTTGCGAGAGCACCGGCGCCGAAAACGTCTTCCGCAGCCCGTTCTGCACCTTCGCCAGCTCGAACTTCCCGCTGCTCGTCAGTCGCGCGATGTCGATGAGGTGCGAGACTCCAGCCGCGAAGCTTTGGCTTGCGCTCTTTCCCTCAGCAATGGCGTGGTGGTATCCGTTCCAGAAATCTTTGCGGGGCTGCCGAAGCGTCAACGCGCCCATGCGCGTCCCCACGTCCACGCTCACGCGCGACCTCTGGCCGGTGAAGATGGAAACCAGCGGGTCCACGGTCCACGTCGAGAGCGTGTCTGCGCTCACGTCGCCCATCCACAGGAACGCATTGCCGCCGATATTGCGTGCCACCGTCTTCAAATTCAGCAGCATCGCGAGATTCTGCAGCCCCCGCAGCTTCGTCCAGATGTCCGGCGGCGTGGTGGCATAGACGACGTCCAGCATCCGCGCAGCCGTCACCAGCTTCACGTCCGGGTTCTTCGCCCGCTCGTATTCCGCCGCCAGTTCCTTCACCCGCGCGCTCGCCTCCGGCGTCCAGGCGGGAATCCCGAACATCTTCGCCAGCTCCGCGTAGAGCCGGCCGTCGTCCAACTTGCCTGCCTTGTTCAGCTCGATCAGCTGCAGCACCTTCGCTCGCCGAATCCGTGGATCCCGCGCCTTTCCAAGCCCATCCAGCAATTCGCCCCGCGCCGTGCGCAGCCGCGCCTGCATGCCCTTCGCGATCAGCTGCGCCACGCGATGCGCGTTCGCTGGCGTCAGTCCCGCGGCGGCCAGCAGCGCCTTCATCGTATCCACCGCCTTCGCGGGATCGGCCCACGTCTGCATCAGCGTCTCCCGCAGCGCCCGGTTCGCTTTCTCCCGCACGTCCTTGTCGCGCAGCAGCTCCTTCAAAAGTTTTTGCTGCGCCAGGATCGCCTCCGTCGCATGCCCGCGGCGCGCCTTTGCCAGCTCCTCCCGCAGCCGCTGCAGTTCGCCATGCAGGCGGGCCAGCTCCGGGTTCTCCTTCACCGCCCGCGCCACGTGCCGCGCCGCGAAAAGCTCGATGCCCTGCGGCGTCAATCGCGCCATCATGGAGAGCGCCTGGATCGCGCGCCCCTGGTCCGTCGAGGCCCGCGCCATCTTGTCCGCCAGCGCCGCCGCATCCTCGTAGCGACCGCGCGCCTGCAGCGCGCCCAGCAGCTCGATGCCCGTCGCGTAATCGGTCGCCAGCGGCTTCCACGTATCGTCCGGCTGGCCGAGCATGTCGCCAAGTGCTCCGTCCACGCCCCGCTCCGCGATGCGCGCCCGCGCGGCGGCCAGCGTCGTGGGGTTGGAAATCGGGTCGTAGAATTCCTCCTGCAACCGCTCCTTCACCTCCGGCCGCACGTCGGCGTTTGCCTTCACGCTCTCGATGAATTTGCGACGCGCAGCCGCATCGTCATTGCTGGCCGCCAGCTCCGCATCGCTCTTCGAGAGCTTCAGCACTTCCTGCCTCCGCGCTTTTTCTTGGTCTTTTTCAATCGTCTCATCCCCCCGGTTTTTCTCCTCGATATTCGCCCGGATGAATTCCCGAATGTCCGCCTCGCTCAGCTTCACGCCGTCGCCCAGGTAGCGCGCCGCGATCAGCTTCACGGCCGAGACGAAGCGCTGCCACAGCGAGTGCTGCGGGTCCGTCTCCGCGAGGTGGGCGAGGTATTCCTCCATCACCGTCGCGGGATCTTCGCCGTAGAGTTTCCTCAGTCGGGAGAACGTCTCCAGCGGGATCGCATCCACCATGCTGGCGAGCAGCCGGTTGTATTCCGATCGGAAGTCCGTGTTGCTCATCAGCTGCCCGTGGAACGCCTCGTGCCGCACCTTCGCCGCCGCGTGGTCGCCATCGTGCAATCGGTCCGCGATTAGGTGCAGCGTGCCATCGCGCGGGTCCACCAGCGCATCCACCGTGCCCCGGCCCTTCGCGTTCTCGGCCAGCACCGCCGCGCGCAACGGCGCGTCATTGATCTCCGCCGCCGTCCGATGCACCTTCACTGCCGGCGCGCCCTTCAGCCGGGCCGACTCCGCGTTCGCCGCGGTTTGCACTTGCTCCACGTGGCCCTCGGGATTATTTCTGAAGCCTACGGTGGATCCTGAGTCGCGGGTTGATTGCCCGGAGATATTGCCCGCGCCCTCTGTATCCCGCATGCCTTCCGGCGAGGCCATTGCGGTGTTGGATTTCGAGAACCGAATCGCGGCCATTTCGCCGTAGTGCCCCAGGTCATCGGCCCGTCGGTTCCAATGCGTCCAGAGGTGATCGAGATCGCCCTGCGCATCCACCGTTCCGTCCGGCTTCACCGCCACGAAATGCGCGTGGCCGCCCTCGTAGGGCGCGACATACATCGTGCTCCCATTCTCGCGAGGCACCTTCACGCGCGCCTCCCGCAGCGTCTGCGCGATGCGCGGCAGCCAGGCCGCCTTGTAGGGATTCACAAACGTCCCGCGGTTCGTCGTGTTCGTGATGAGATGCTCCAGCAGGTTCGCCACGGACCCCTGCCGATTATGCTTGATCACCACCGTGCGGCCATCCCGCGTCTTTACCGAGAAAGGCAGCGCCTTCAGGCTCTCCTCCGCCCGCGTGCGCACCGCCTGTTCGCCCGCGTTGCGATCCATCCAGAATTTCGTCTCCGGCGTCAGCTCAGGCGCATCGGCCAGCGACGTGCGCAGCGTTTCGCCCTCCGCCTTGGAAAACGGGATGTTTTCCAGCGCCACATTCGCCGGCGAGGCATGCAGTTTCCGGCCGGTCGCCACGCGGTCGTTCACCGCATTGAGAAGGTCGTCTTCCGTGTCGAAGTTGAAGCCGTAATCATTCAACCGCGTGCGCAGCTCGTCCACGTTCGGTGCGTCCTTGCGGAAGAGTTTGCCCGTGAAAATGCCCGCCTTGTCCGGGCTCTTGCGCGCATTCTCACGGATCGCCGCCAGCTCGCCCGTCCACTTCGAGTGCGCATCGCTCGCCATCGCCGGCAGCCCTCCCGCCCGCTGCACCGCGTCCAGCAACTCGTAGCTATTCTCGCTGCCTGCATCTTGGAGGTCCGCTTCCATCTGCGCGCGATACTCCGCCGCCGCGCGTTCCTCCTCGCTCGGCTCTCCACGCGGGACCGGTGCCTTCGGCGGCTCGATCACTTCCGTGAACGGCTTTGATTCGTCGAACCCCGTCACCTGCGGCCGCCGCCGTTCGCCCAGGCGCGCGAGCATGTCATCCTGCGGCGGCTTCCCTCCGCCGATCACGATCGGCTCCGGCGCGGCCTCGCCTGGCTTCAATCCCGGCGTCTCCCCGCCGCCGAATGCCTCCGCTTCCGCCGCCGCGTCCGGTGCCGGGCTGTTCAGCGCCACGTCCTCGATCCGCGATTGCTTCACCGCCTCGCCCGCCGTGTGCGGCCGGCCCATCAGTCCCGCCGCGATCTCCACCGTGCCCGGTCCCAGCTCGCCCGCGCCCTCCGCCAGAATCTGACGCATGGAAAGCTCATCCCCCGCGTTCAGCTCGCTCGCCGTCTCGCCCGCCATCCCCAGCGCCGCCTGCGTCCCCATCTCCACGCCGCCGTGCAGCAGCTTCTTCCCGATCGTCCGCGCCGGCGTCGTGAAGAGCTTGCCACCCACCGCCGCGCTGATGCCGTCAAACACCGCCACCGGCAGCGCCTTCGCCGCCGCCTTCTGCTTCAGCACCGCCAGCGCGTCCGGGTCCGTGAAGGCCCGCCGCAGGGAATCCGCGCTCTTGATGTCCACGCCCTCCTGCTGCAGCAGGTCCAGGATGCGGCTGCTCGCTTCCAGCGCGTAGCTGCTCGCCGCCGTGCTCTCGATGAAGCCCGCCGCCGCGCCCGTGCCTGTTCCCACGCCCGGGATCGGCAGCGCCGTCCCGATCAACGCGCCCGCCGCGATGCGTGCCGGCGCTTTCTCCACCATCTGGTTCGCGTAGCCGCCCAGGCTCTCCGCCACCAGCTCGCCCATCGTGCGGATCGGCGACCGCGCAAAGGCCGACCACGATTCCTTCGCGCTCTTCGAGTCGTCAAAGGCCGCCTGGTAATCCTCGCTCGGCGCGTTGTCCGCCGCCTGCTGCTGCGCCGCCGCGATCCGCTCGGGATCGGGCTTATCCGCCTCAAGTGCCGTCGCCGCGTCCCCGCCCGCCCATCCGCGTTTGAACGCCCGCACGATGTAATCCGCGTCCCCCTTCAGCGTATCCCACACACCGCCCTTCTCCTCCGGCGGAGATTCCAACTCGAAGCCCTTCGGCAATTCTGAGGATTGGTGTTCGATCTCGAATCCCGCTGGAAGTGTATCGGTTGGCTCGTCAGATTTAGTTATGGGCTCTTGGGGTGCCGGTTGTTCGGACCAGGTTCGCATGAGCGGACGGCGCACCTCCGTGCCATGATCGCTCCATTTGAAATATCCGCTCCGAGTTGGGTCGTTACCCATTGTCGGCTGCGCCTCGTTCGCAGGCGCGCTGCCAAACGCCCGCAGCACGGTCTGCACGCCCTCGGGCGTCGTCGGCACCTTGTCCAGCCGCGCCACCACGTGGAAGCGTCGCTGGCCGCTCTTGCGCTCGTAATTCTCAGGCGCCTGGTAGATGTCCACCGTCCGCGGGTCCTTGTTCCCGTGCGTATCCGCCGCCAGGAACACCTCGCCCGAGTCCGCGTCGCGCAGGATGGAGCCCAGCGGATAAACCTTCGGGTTCACCGCCACCACGCCAGGGGTGAGGTTCGTTCCCGTCGATGTGCGGCCCGCATTCGTGTCGGGATCCTGCATTTCATCCGGGCCGCCCACGTCGCGGCCTAAAGAATAATGAGTCACCGGCGTCGGCTCCGGCTGAGCAACGTTCGATTCCAACTCGTAGCCAGCAGGGAGAGAATTTACAGCGGCTGCCATTTCCCTGCCTTGTAAATCATGCGCGCGCCGGTGGCCTTGTTCACGGCTATCTGGCCTTCTTGGAAATTTGCCGTTCCGCCACCACTTGCCGGGGGCGCGCCAGTCGTTGGAGCGGCCGGCGTGCCGGCGCTAGGGCTGGAGAAAATTCCACCGAAGGGATCGCTCCCCGCCCGCGCCTTCAGCTTCCCGCCCTTGCCATCCGTGGGGTAGATCGTCGGCGCCGTCGGGCTCACCCATGCCAGCGTGCCATCGTCCAGCACCTTGCTCTCGTAGTGCGGAGTCTCCGGCTTCGCGTCCAGCTGATGCAGCGCCGCCGCGTTCCCGTATTGCTGGCCAAGGTAGTCGTTCTTCTGCTGCTGCTTGATCACGCCCTCAAAGGCCGTCATGAACCCCGCCTGCTTGTAGGGGTCCTTCTCGTCGCCGATCTTCTTCAGCGTGTCGTCGTCCATCAGCCCGGCCTCGTGATACGCCATCGCCTTGCCCTCGTTGGCACTGCGCAGCGCGGCCTTCTCCTTGAACTGGCCGGCCACGCTGCCACCGATGGCCGCGAGACTGGCAAATGCCTGCCCCACGTCGGCCGCCTGTTGCTCTTTGCGCCGCGTGCGCTCTTCAAATCCCTTCCACATATATTGCGAAGAGAGGTCGGGGATGTCTGGTGCGTATGGCATGGATTTGTCCTCCGGTCGTTAATCGTTCGGGTAGTGCATCTGGTAGATTGGCCCGTCGGCTGCGCCGTCCACGGCACCGCCCACCGCGCCGCCGGCCGCGCCCCAGGCCCCGCCGAATTGCCCGCCCTCCTGCGCGCCCGTGCTCGCGCCCTTGAACATCCGCTGCCACCACGAAAGGCTCGGCTGGTTCATCATCGCCTGCTGCGCGTAATAACGATTCACGTCGCCGCGATACCGGCTCTCCAGCGCGTTGAAATTCGTGTTATTCAAGTCCTCGCTGTAGTTCATCATCTGGGGCAGCACGTCCGCCATTTGCGTGCTCGTCATCCCCAGCTGCAGCGCCTGCGGCGCCATGCTCGCCGTCTGGTAGGCGATCATCCCCGGGCTGGTCGAGAGACGCCATTGCGCCGCGCTCGCCTTCGCCCCCAGGTCGAACTTCTGCTTGTCGAGATCGCCCGCGTTCACGCCCAGCGCGAAGGTGCGGCCCGAGTTGATCGCGTCCTGCGCCAGCCCGCCCAGCGCGATGTCCTGCCCACGGCTGCCCTGCCCGAGCTGTTCCGTGCTCGTCGCAAAAGTCCGCGCCCGATCCTGCCGCGCCTTCACAAAATTCGAGCGATTCAAAATCTCCGCCGTCGCCGTCGGCGAGCCCAGGCTGAACCCCTGCGCCGCATACGCCGCACGCGCGCCCTGCCGTGCCTGCATCTCTTCCTCCGGCGACAGCGCGCCATTGCGGCCCAGCTCGTCATGCGCCTGCGTCGTCAACGTCTTCAGCAGGTCGCTCGGCCCCATGGAGCTCGTCAGATGGCCCAGCACGATGTTGCCACCCAGCGGGTCGCTCAACGCCCGCGCGCCCTCCGTGTCCAGCTGGCCCTGCAACGCCGTCGGCGCCGTCGCCTCCCGCGTCGCTTGTTGCACCTCCCGGTTCGCCTTCAGCAGCGGCGTCCGGTTCTTCAGGAAGTTGATGTTGCCGCCGCGCTCGCCCGCCACCCCGCTGCGCAGCGAGGCCAGCAGCGAATCGAAATTCCCCGTCGTCGCGCCCAGCAGCGTGTCGTTACGCCCCGGGAACTGGCTGCCCCATTGGGAGAAGAGATCGCTGTATTCCTTCCCCGCGTCGCGCAGGGCCGGAGGTTTCGGTTTCTTGAGAGTTGCTGCCATGGCCGTCAGTATTTGATGATTTTATTCAGCACGATCGTGGGCGGCACCGTCGGGTGCGCCTGGCCGCCGCCCGTCGCCGCCGTCGAGGTCGCCGACCAACTCACGCCCGCGATCCGATAGGAATTCCCGCCGACCTGCCCGTTGGTGGCTTCCGTGAAGGCCGGGATCGCGAACCCATGAAAATGGCTGGGAATTTGCGTGAGCAGCAGCGTCCACCGATCCACGCCGCCCGCCGCCCCCAGCGTCCTCGAGTTCAGATTCGGATTCCCCGTGCCCGTCGCCGTCAGCCGGTCCGCGTAGGCGGCCGAGACCGTCACGTCGATGCCCGCCACCACGCGGCCGCGCGTATCCGGCAGGTTGAATGTCGTCGAGCTGTCACCTGCTCCATACGTCGTCCCCAGCGCCGTGAAGAGCGCCGCGTAAGTCGTCCGGCTCACCGCCCGCCCATCGCACAACAGCCAGCCCGATGGCACCGCCGTTCCCGCAAAATCCTGCACCACGCCCGGCGGGATCAACTGCGCCACCGAGATGCGCACCAGCGCATTGTCCGCCGCCCTCCGCAGCAGCAGCTCGTCCGCTGCCACCACGGCATCCGTCGATTGCGTCTGCTCGCCGATCAGCCCCGGCTTCGCCGTCGCCTTGTTCACGCTGTCGTTGAACTTCGTGGCCGTCGTCGTCTCGCCGCTGCTCCAGGAGTGCCCGACCTGTAGCTGGTCCGCGCACGCCGGCAACGCCAGCGCCATCAAGAAAAGGGAAAGGTATCGGTTCATCGTTTTCATAAGATCATTTTTGCGTCCGTGCGGTTTGGCCGGGAGGTTCCGGCGGCAACGCCGCCTCCAGGGCGGCCCGTCGCACGCGCGTATCCGCCCCCAGCATCTCGATCACCACCTGCGCGTAGCGGCATTTCCGGCCCACCTTGCGCAGCACATCTTCATCCTCCGTCGTGCCCTCGGGATTGATCTCCGTCGCCACCAGCGCCTCGTCGTCCGGGTTGAACGTCCGCACCGTCGCCGCGAATTGCCCGCCCCGCGCCGCCAGCACCACGTCCGCCATCAGCCGCGTCACCCGCTTCACGTCGTCCGAGTTCCAGTCCAGATACCGCCCTTCCAGCCGGCCCACCACGTCCGCCACGCCCCCCGGCTTCTGGTCGCCAAAATTCCGCTCGTGCAGCAAATACAGCCCGCCATCGCGTGTCGCTGCAAACAACCGCTCCTGCCCCTGGAACTGCGCCGGCTGCAGGAAGTTGATCGCAAACGGATACTCGTCCCGCGACACCCAGCCCCCCGCCAGCGCACTCCATACAAAGATTTCATTCGGCCACTGCGCCGTCCCCGTCGGCACCGCCAGCCAGTAACAGCTGTCATGCCAGGCCGACTTCGCCCGGTGCGCATACGCCCAGTTGATCTCCCGCACCCACGGCGTCACCGGGCCGGAAAGCGGCTCCATCAGCGCCCGCAGCGCGAGATCCTGACTCTCCAGATTCGAGAGCATATGCACCCCCGTGTGCGCCAGCCACAGCACCGCCGTCCCCGTCACCTGGATCGAGTCCTTCGCCTTGCAGCCAAAGGCCCGGCTCAGCTCCCGCAGCTTGCTCTGCGCGTAGTCGATCGCCGTCCCATCCTCGTTCAGCACGATCGTCGCGCTGTAAAGCGTGTGATCCCCCGGGATGAAGAGCTGATTGTCCGTGTAGGGCGCCACGCCGATCAGCTCGTCGTTCCCGCCCAGATTCGCGCGGAAGCTCTTGTCGAAAGGGTCCGCCTCGTTCGGCGAGCCCACGTTCATCACCTGCACCCCGTCCCGGCCGTCCAGCGCGATCACCTGCCCGTTCAGCTCGCACGCCTCGCCCGTCGCCGGCAGCCGCCCATACGTCGCCCCGGCCGGATTCGATCCCCCCGGCACCCGCGTGAACGACACCCCCGTGCCTGCCCACACCAGCGGCGCCTTCACCCGCCGCACGCGGATCGTCCCCGTCGCCGGGCTCGCCGGCGCAAAGCTCGCCTCGATCTCAAACGTGAAATGATCCGCGTCCACCACCGTGATGTCCGCCTGCACCGTATAGGCCGCCTGGTCCGCGCCGATCATCGCCACCCGCTGCCCGTTCAAATATCCGTGCGCCGTCAGCGCCACCGTCACCGTGCCCGCCGAGAACGTCACCGCCCCCGCCTCCAGCAGCTTCCACTTCCACTCCCCCTGCGGCTTCCGCCCGCGGAAGAGATACAGCCCATCCGCCGTCTGCAGCAGCGAGAGCGTGTCTTCGTCCTCCACGATCTCCCCCGCCGGCAGCGTCAGGTAAATCGTCGGCACCCCCGGCGCCGCCGCGTCCGCCGTCAGTTCCGTGCTGTCCGCCGTCACGTCTTCGGAGTCCGCCCCCGGCAGCAGGTAAACCCCGCCCAGGTCGAAGTTCATCAGGTAAACCGCCGAGCTGCCCACCGCCACCAGGTATTGCCGCGCATCCAGCGCGAACGAGCTGCGGAAGATCCCCAGAGCATGGATCGCCTCCCCGCTCGCGTCGTAGATCACCGGGCCGCCATTCGCCACCACGTCCACGGCCGCGCCCTCCGGATCGGCCGGGATCGAATACGTGAAATGGTCCGCATCCGGCACACTCACGCGAAAGTCTCCATACCACCCCTGCGGCCCGCCGCCCGTCAGATTGATCACCTGCCCCTCCACGTAGCCGTGCCCCGTGCAATCCGCCGTCACCACGCCGAAATCGTAGCTCAGCGACGTCACGACCTTGTCCTCCGCCAGCGCGAATCCCACCTGCAGCTGCTCCGCGTTGATCAGGATATTCTCCGCCAGCCGGGCGCACCCCTTCCGCGGCGACGGCTGCGATTGCTCCAGCCGCAAATTCACCGCATTGATCAACATCCCCTCCGGCAGCCCGCGCGGGTTGCTCCGCGCATCCACGCGCACGAACGCCCGATCCCCGTCGGGAATCAACGGGGCGTTACCTTGGCGCGAAGGGCGGGCGACGATCGGCATGGCGTCAAGCGACCTTCGCCTCCAGCTCCCGCCAGTATTTCAGCACCGACGGACCCCAATCCTTGTTGAAATCGTGCGGATCGTTCCCCACCGGCTTCCCATCGGCCTGCTTGAAGCTCGGCGGCGAATACACATACCACACGTCCTCGAGCGAACGGCACCCACGATAGTAGCCGCTCGGGTTTGCCAGGCTCTTCGCCATCCGCCGAATGCTGTCCCCGTAGGACGGGCAGTAAACCGGTCCGTGCGCATCCGAGATCCCCATCGCATTGCGCTTCACGCGGAAGGCGTAGCTCGTCCACCCCGCCGTCTCGTGCCGCGAGATCGCCGCCAGAAACAGCGGGTTCAAATCGCACTCCTCGCCCGCCGTCACGAACGCCCCCGCAAACGCATGCGCCTGCTCCGGCAGCGCGTCCGCCAGCCGCGCCGCGCTCGTCGGCACATAGCCCCGCCAGTCCGTCCGCGTCAGCGTTTCATTCTTTGGAGCGGCGGGCGCGACGGCCGGCTTCCTGAAAAGATTTGCCAGCCAGTTCATGGCAGCACCGCCTTTCCTGCTTCATTCCGCCCGGCGGCTGGAGCGAGCTTCCACCGCGGCGTCTCCGCCGGAGTCTCGCTGCCCGCTTCCACCCAAAACACGCCGTAGCCCGCCACGGTCACCCATTTGCCGAGCGGCACCCGCACCGTCGGCGTGGTGCAGCCCGAGAGCAGCGAGAGCACCGCCACGGAGGCCGCCAGCAGGTTCAGCGTCACCGCCGAAAGCGGCGAGTGCTGAAGGAAGTTCGCCGCCCCGCCCAGCGCGCCGATGACGAACGCCACGCCCGCCAGTTTCAGCGTCAGCAGGAAGTTCCAATGGGCCGCATCGTTGAACGTCTGCGGCGAAAGCGTCGTCGCCGCCAGCACCACGGCTGCCGCCGTGCCCGCGCCCGTGAGAATGGCCGACAGCAGCAGCCACAGCCACCGCTTCAATGTGATTTTCTTTTCTTCTTCCTCGCTCATTTACTTGTCCTCCTGGGGTGTTTGGATTGTCGGCCTTGGCACATGCGTGGCCTCCGCCATCTTCGTGATGGCATCCGCCATCAAAGCCTGCGTTTGCGTCTGCGAAACAAACGCCTTGAGCACCTGTTGATTCAGCGAGCGCAGGTCGTTGTAAACGATCCACAGCCCCACATAGGCCACGCTCGCCCAGATCGCCGCCGTGCCCACCTTGCCCACCGCCCACACCACCAGCCCGGCGATGGTATTAGGCACATGCACGTCCTGCGGCGTCGTCTTCTGCGCGTAGGTATGGATGTCGTCGGCGCTCATGGTTATTTACCAACCCAACCCGTGTTTCCCGCGCCGCTTTCCTTTACGTAAAAGCTCGTCGCCGCGCCGCCGTCCGTTCTTCGATAGGTGCTTGAGATGGGAGCGGTGACAACTCCCTCGGGCGAGCCGGTGCCATAGGTATCGATCGGGCCGGAACTCGATCCCCAGCGAATCCCTTTGCCAGCTGTGCTGATTACAATATCGACATATTGCGCCACGTATTGGGCGACATTGGCGCTACGGATCAGTTTGAAGAAGACGGAGGCCGCGTTGCGCGCGTCGTTGACCGTCTGGAATTTCAACTCGCCGGCTGTTCCGCCTTCAATATTCCAAAGTTTGTTATCGGTCCCTGCAGAGCTATTTCTCAGACCCAGCGCGGGCGTAGAATTGTCCGCCTCTAGCGAGTTCTTAACCGAGTTCGAAGCATAGCTACTGACAACAGCGCCGCCAAAATATCCATTACCAGCAACCCCGATTCCTCCCCCGAAAATTCCGCTGCCGCTGGCAGTGGACGAGGACTCGGTAACATCCGTAACCGTGAGCGCACCGCGCGCTTTCAGAGGGCCATACCAATCCAGCAAAAGCGTTGCGAGGTTGATGTCCGCCAAATAATTACCTCCGCTCGGAGTGTCGGTGCGAAACAGGCGCAAGGTGTCGTTTTGGGCGACCACTGAAATGCCATTATATGAGCCCGACCCTGCGCGATCCAGCAGGTTGAAATAAACACCGCCAGTGCCATCGCCACTGAGAATTAAATTTTTAAAAAGCTCGACCGCCTTCGGACGAGCCCCAAGCCCATTATTAACTGACGCTGTGCGCGAACCATTGGCTGTTGAAATAGCGATCAGCGTCGCCATCATTTGATCCCCCTGGCGAAGCAACAACGGGGTGCCATGTTTTATCGCGCCAGACGTTTGAACACTTAGCATGTTATAAGTGATCGAAGACATTGCGGACCATCCACTCAGCAAGCTCGAGCTTTCCGCATACTGATAGACGTATGGAGCGCTCTGGTAATGCTCTGCATAGACTCGAACGTTTCCGTTCGGCAGAAATTCTACTGACACCCCTTCAAAACCTGATCCCCACCCGGCCCAATCGCCAGATTTGATGCGTGTATAAGTTCCTGTCAGCGTCGAGCTGGACGCAACCTCGATATATTTTGTAGTCTCGTTTTTATACCATAAATAATAGGTTCCGCCGTAATAAATAAGGAACGGGTCAATGGCATTTTGGGATGTGAAAATGTCGGTCGGCGCATTCCAAGCGCTCATGTCCGACGCACTCGGCGTGAGATAGCAAATCTTCGAGGTTCCCGAGATCCCACCGCCGACGCTCGTTGAATATGAAATTACAATTCCTACGTTCCCGGTCGCTGGGTCAGTGAACCAGTCAGGAGACCAGACCGAGGTCGCTCCCGCCAAAGTGACATTCGTAACCAACGTCCAGTTGGATAAGTCTGTTGATTTAAGAATTGCGAAATGGTCCGTCAAATAGCTACCGCCATTCGAGCAGGTATGCGCAATAAACCACGTGCCGGTTGAGGATTGATAGTAAAGCGACGGGTCACGCAGAGCATCGCCATCGGCCGGCTTGTAAAGCTCGCCGGAAAATGCCGTCCATTTTTTACCATCGACGGAAACCGAAATCTGCAGCGACAAATCCTCGTAGCGAAAACTCGGCATGATCCATACGCCATTAGTGTTCGTTAGCGCCGCCTGCGTCGTCCGAAGCGGAGTCATTGCTTTGTCATTGGCAGACCCTGCTAATGCTTCGATTTGGCTAGCGGTTGGCAGGCTTGACCCCAGTTCCAGCGCGGACCTCCAATTAGAAGGGTTGATCCATGCCGATGGGCTCGCTCCGTAGCCATATAGCTCCGTGAAATTCGCATTCGTCTTTTGGAAGGACGCCCGAATGCTGTCGCCCGTGCCATCGTTCGCCGTGGTGCCGACGTTGATCGTTTGCTGGGCCGCGTGCATCGGCGGCAGCAGCAGCGCCGCCAATGTGGCGAGGATGAGGATGGATTTCGTTTTCATGGTCAGTCTTCCTGGTCTGCGGTGATGTCCGTGCGATCCGCCGTCACGTCGGTGCGGTCGGCCGTCACGGGCACAAATTTGATGGGCTCGATAAGCGGGGATAAAATGACGGCGATCAGCGGCATCAGTTGCTTTTCCGGTAGGCGCGCACGCGGCCCGCGTGCAGCTCGATCAAGGTGAATCCCCCGTGCATGTCGTCGGCGGCCCGGTAGGCGTAGGCATCCCCTATCAATGGCGCCGCGCCCACGCCCTCGGCGTAGTCCGCCGTCAGCGTCTTGAATTTCGTATCTTCCACGAATTTCAAATATTCCCACTTCCCCGTCACCGCGCCGTCGCCCGGAACGATTTCGTCGAAGCCCGCCAGGCCGTTTGTGATGTGTGCGTTCATGCTCGTCGTCTTTCCTTTGGGTTCACCGGAATTGCGTTGCGTTCGTCCGCATCCGGAAGTTGTCCTGCTCGTTCACCAGCGCATCCAGGGCGTCCGCCTTCAGGTCCGCGCATGCTGCCGCCTGGCCGTCCTCGCGCTGCAACAGCGCCGCGCCGATCAAGGCCGCAAAATTCCGCAGGATCAGCGGGAAGGGCTGGAGTTGCCACTTCGCCGCGCCGTCCTCACTCACCGGGCTTTCGTTGCCCGCGATCGCTTCCAGCGCCTTGTAGCACTCGCCCGTGTCCGCGAAGTAACGCACGTCCCCCGCCGCGTAGGTCTTCGTCGCGTCGTAGGCGACGCGCGAGACTTCCGAGACGCGCTTCCAGTAGCGCACCCACACCGTCCCCGGCGCGTCGATCAGCTGCACGCGGTCGCCGCAAATCGTGTAGTCCACCGTCCGCGCCCACACGCACTCGCGCGGATCGTCCGCGTAGATCCCGCAAATGCTGTCCACCTCGATGCCCAGGTCCACCGTCGCATCGTCCGGCGTCTCGTAGCTCGCCACGTCCGTCAGCTCCGGCCAATCGCTCCACAGCCAGGCGTCGCGCAGGTTGCGGTTGATGTGATTGCCCAGCGCCAGCAGCGTGCTCGCCGGAACCTCCTTGTCGGGATCCGTTCCCACCAGCTGCAGCGCCTGGTCGATGATCGTTTTGAAAGGCACCGTTCTCATGCGGCCATCCTTTCCGTCGTCTCCGGCAGCACCTTCGGCACGCCCGGCGCCAGCGCCGGCGCGGCGCCCTCCCGTCCAATCTGCGGATTGATCTGCGTCTGCTGGATTTGGAATGTCAGGCTCTGCACCCGCGCCTTCAGCATCTTCTGGAAGATCGGGTCCTGCCCGAACCGCGTCGCCCACTCGGGGTTCGCCTGCATCTGCTGCTGGATCACCTGCAGGCGCAGCTGCGCGTTCTGCCCCGGCTGCGCCAGCGGTGGCTCGATGCCCGCCCACAGCTGCGCCAGCGCGTTCTGCTCATCCGCGGCCTCGCTCGCCGTCGCCGATTGCGTGTCCCGCACCAGCAGCTCCGCCATCCGAGGATCGACGGCCGACATGATGAATTTCACCAGCCCCGGCCGGTCGATCACGCCGCTCACGTCCAGCGGCACCACGGCCTTCGTGATGTAATCGAGCTTCTGGCCCAGCGCCTTGCTGTTCAACGTCGTCACGTCGAACTCCAGCGTGATGTCAAACTGCCCCTGGATGTCCTCCCGCGTCGCCTGGAATGGGGCCGGCAGCGTGCCCGCCACTCGCGCCACCACGGCGTCCGGAAGATACTGCTGCGCCAGCTGCAGCGTCATCGCCATGCACAGCTTCATCCCCGTCAGCCAATTATTCGCGAGGTCCTGCTTCGTCAGCTCCACCTCGTCCGGGTCCACGCCCTCGTCATTGCGGCCCGCGTATTCGTTCGCGTCGCGCCGCGCCTCGCGCTCGCCCTCCAGCGACCCGCTGTCCGCCGGCGCCACCACGTAGGGCGAGATTTCGCCCTGTCGCCGCTCCGGGATTTCCGCGCGCGGGCCCATCAGCTGCGCGAGCTTCCCGCGGTTCGCCGGCACCCGCATGGGCGGCGAAATCGCGATGTCCGCCCGATCGTTCCGGCGGTCGCGAAAATGCTTCATCGTCTGCTGGTTGCTCACCAGCAATTCGCCCACGCCCCGGCTGTCCAGCAGCCGCCGGCTGCGCCGCTCGCGCGGGATCCCAACGAAGGGATACAGCGCATGCTCGTAGGGCATCAGCCCATTCCATCCCCACGAGTCCCCGATGCTGCAATGGAACACCGTCCGCACCACCCTCGTCGCCCCGCTCTTCGTGCTCTGCTTGCGGAAATGCGTCCAGACTTCGATCCGCTTGTCATTGGGATCGTTGTAAAGGCCCAGCGTCGCGAGATTGTCGCTGTGGATGTTCCGGCGAAACTCGCCCTTGTGCTCGCACGCCTCATCCACCCAGTCCTCGTCATAGCGCTCCGTCAGCACCCGGCTGCGCAGCTCCGTCTCGTCCAGCAGCTCCCGGCAAACGATGTAGGGCTGCCGCTGCAGGTCGCACGTCGCCGCCGGGAAATAGACATCCTCCCAGGGCTCCATCGCCACCCACTCCGGCGTGCTCTGGAAAACATACTCGTTTTCGTATTCGCAGAAGCCCTGCTTCCGCAGCGCCCGCACGTTCGCCCGCGTCCCCTGGCCCGGCACGAACTCCTCCAGCAGCTCCGCCGCCGTCTCCTCCGAGAGCGGGTCCAGCACCGCCGTCACCAGCAGTGCCACGCGCGGATCCCGCGTCTGCGCATACAGCGCCTGCAGCTCCTCCAGCGTCAGCCGCTTGATTTCCGTGCGCGTCTGCTCGTTCCAAAAAATTCCGAAGATGACCAGCCCGCAATCCTCCTGGATGTTCCCGCCGATCGTCGTCTCGCGCTCGAGCATTTCCAGGCAATGCGTGTAGAGCAGCCAGTTCATCACCTCGTTCACCACCGCCGCGTTCGCCGCGTCACCCGCCTCGCGGCCCGAGCACGTCGGCCGGCTCTGCATCGTCGCCCGCTTCTTCAGCCGCACGTTCCGGTTCGCGATCACGTCCACCAGGCGCACCACCGTGTCGTGCGCGCCATTCCACGGGAAGGGCTCCCGGTCCAGCAGATGCTTCCACTTCCGCCCGTCCGGGCTCTGCCCGTCCCACTCGCAATTCCGCACCGAGCGATTTAACGCCTTCCGGCCGTAATAGCCCGCCGCGTCGCTCTCCGCCTCGTCGATCGAGGCAACCAGCTCCGCCAAATCTGGATCGTCCAGCTTCACCGGCGCGCAATCACCAGCCCACCCCGCGAAGTTTCCTCCGCTTTCGGCTGTGTGCGCTTCCGCGTGTCCCGCAGGCCGTTCACCCGCACCGTCGTCTTCCGAGCAATGTAGCGCGGCCGCACGCCGGGATTATCCCGCACGATCTCGCGCCGAAAGCCCTTGTCCTGCCAGCACCCCGGCTCCCGCAGCGCCCACCAGAAATACAGATTCGCGTCCACGCTCATCATCTTCTGGCCAATGCCCTCGATCGCCGCCGCGCCGATCCGCTCATTCGCTTCCTCGATCGCGCGCATCGTCTGCCGCGCCATCACTTCCTCCGCATGCAGGCCCGCGATCAGCTCGTCCCGCACCAGCGGCCCCAGCTCGCCCAGGTCGTCTTCCAGTTGATCAAACATCGTCGTGGTGTGGGGTTCCTTGCCCCCTGGACTCAGCCCGCCACCGCCTCGCGAACGGCGACGGGCTGCCCTCCAAGGAACGGAGAATTCAGTTCCGCAGTTTCGTGAGGTCCACCGTGGTCAGGAAGATGTGCACCTTCCCGGTCGTCACGTGGTCCAGCGTGTCGCCGGTCGCCGTGAACTTCGCCTCGATGTCCGTCAGCTCCACCAGCGCCTTGCCGCGCATGGCCGCGAGCTGCACCACGTCCGCCCGCAGCGCGTTCAACTGCGTCCGCAGGCTGGTGATCACGTCGTTTTCCTGCTGGCCGTAGGTATTGTCCACGGTCGAGGTATCCACCGCCGCGGCCGTCGCCGTGTAGGCGCCGAAATCCGTCAGGATTTCCGTGCCATCCACCGCCAGCTCCTTGTTGTCGATCAACGCATCGTCGTCGTCCACCGTCGCGCCATTGAAGCCCACGTCGAGCTTCAGCGCGCTCAGCGTCCCACCGTCGAACGCCGTCTCCAGGTCGTAGGCCGTTCGGCCGACGAGCGTGCCTTTCGGCAGCGCCGATTCCAGCGTGAAGGTTCCGCTCGCCACGGCACCCTTCGCCGCCAAGTCATCCGCGTCGATCGTCACGACGGCATTGAACCCGCCGTTCCGCGCTGCTTCTTCCACCGTCAATTCTCGGTATTGCATGATATTTGGTTTTCTGGTTTTGCCGCCCGCCCCTAGCGAGGCGGACGGCGATTGGATTTTCTCGTGATGGATTTCCCCGGGGTTATGCGCTCGGGTCGAATTTCCCCATGCCCAGCGGGCTCAGCACCTTGTCGCCAAGGATGGCGTCCACGATGCCGCGCGGGCCGCCGCCACCGTCCTGGAGCGGCTTGAAACGCGGCATGCGCTTGTAGCCGATCTGCACGTCCGCGGGGTCCAGCACGTAGCCGCGCCGGCGGCCCACCGTGCGGTCCGCATTGTCGCGGGCCAGGTATTGCGAGAGCGTGATCGTCAGCGTGCCGCAATCGCCCTCCCATACGTCGATGGACGAGACGATCTTCTTCGCCTCCGCCTGCATCACGAAGGTGCGGATCGCCGCCGCCATGTTCGTGTTGCCCTTCTGCGTCATCGTGAAGCTCGTGAACTTCCGCTTCAGCTTCGAGCCGCACAGCAGCATGTAGTCGATGCTCTCGTCCTTCTCGTTGTAGATGCTCTCGACGAGGTCCTGCACGTCGTCCTCCGTCATCGCTGCGAGCGATCCCGTGAAGATCGATGCCGCCGGCGTCCGCTGGGTGGACGGCACCGGAAGGTCCGTCTGCGCCGAGCTGTTGATCCAGCTGCCCAGGCCGCGCAGGCGATTGCCCAGCTTGCCCGCCTGCTTGCGGCTGTCCTGGTCGCCGCATAGCGCGCTCTCGATGTCGAACTTCAGCTCCTGGAGCTTCTTGTTCACCGAGCGCGCCATCGCCTTCTTCTCGCCGATACCGGCGATGTCCGTGACCTCTTCGACGAAGTCGGAAACCATCGGCTTGCGCCAGAATTTCTGGATCCGGCCCTCGAGGATTTCGTAGTTATCGTTCGCGTTCTCGAAGTCGCTGGCGTCTTCGTTGTCGAGCACTCCATCGAACTGCGGCTCGTCGAAACTATCGGTCGGCCACTCGTAGGTGAGGCTGAATTTGTCCGTGGTCTTTGCCGCGGCCGACATCAGCGGCGTCTTAGCCGCCTTCGTCATGTGCAAAAGGTCCGCCAGTGCCTGGCGCACACCCTTCACGTTGGAAACATTGAGTGATGGCATGGAAATGGATTCCGTTCGATCACCCTCCCGCCCGTCTCGTTTCACCCGTCGGCACACACGCGCCGCCGGTCAGTCGAGCTGGTCAGATGATCTGTTCAAGTAGGTCCACGGCCGCCTCGTCCGAGTAGCCGTCCTTGGCCAAACGCCTGGCCGCACCCGTCTTCCGGGCCTTGTCTGGAATCCGATTTCCGCTCGCACTATTCGCCTTGGGCGCACCCGGCAGCCGCGTCTTGCCGCCTCGTGCCTTGTCTTCGCGTTCCCGCTTCGACTTCTTACCCTTGGTCTTGGACTTCCCTTCCGGTGCCTTGCCGTGCTTTTTCTGCAGCTGCTTGTAGCGCTCGAACCGGAGCTTCGTGCCCTCGATCATATCGCCCACCAGCAACTCCAGCGCGGGATGCCTCTTCAGCTCCGGCACCACCTTCAACAGGTCCGCCATCGCCGCGTGTTCAAACGAGCCCGTTTTCAGCAGCTCGGGGTAGAACACCTTCACATCCTGCAACACCGCCGGACGACTCTTGAGAAACTCCCGGCGGCCGCCCGCCGACCGCAGAATGTTCCGTGCCGCCCGTTGCCGGGTCTTCACGTCATCCGCGTCGAGTTCCACTTCCTTCCCGTCGATCGTGACCGTTCCACCCTCCGGATGGTCCTCGCACCACGTCTGCACTCGCTCGGCGATGCGCAGGCGTTCCTCGAGGGCTTCCTCCGTTTCGATGTCGGCCAGGGGATCGTTGGGCGTGGGAGCCAGCGTGATCGGGGACGCCTTCGTCAGCTTCTCCTCCAGGTCCGCGATCCGTGCCCGCTCGGTTTCGAGTAGCTCCTTCAATTCGCCCTTTTGGGCCGTGAGCTTCCCGATCCGTTTCAGGAACGTGCGTTCCGTTTTGGTTTTCGGCTGTTCGTCGTCGTCCTCGACGTCGTCGTCTTCCTCATCGGACTCGTCGTCGTCTTCGTCGGATTCATCATCCTCCTCGTCGTCGTCCTCATCCTCCGATTCGTCATCGTCGTCGCTGTCTTCGTCGTCCTCCTCATCGGACTCGTCGTCGTCTTCGTCGGATTCATCATCCTCCTCGTCGTCGTCCTCATCCTCCGATTCGTCATCATCGTCATCGTCGTCGCCTTCGGACTCATCGTCCTCGTCGCCGTCCCGATTCCGCGATTTTCTTGCACCTTTTTTGGAATGAGCTTTCGAGTGTTTTCCGTTTCCGGAACCCTCATCTCCTTCGCCGTCATCGATGTCGGTCACGGTTAATTCCGCAGCCTCCGCGATGCTTTTGAAGTCCAGGTCTGTTGCGTCGTTTTCGGTTTCCTTAGCCATGAGAATCCACTCAAGTTTCCCAGGAGCTTTTATCTCCCCTCAGATTCACCAGCGCATCTGCGCCGGTTCCGGGAGGGCTGCGGGTTGCTCAAGGAACCGCGTCCGTGATTCAGCCGATAGGACGATCAGCAAAACCCCGCAACGCTTTCATTTCACAACCGGGACGAATCGAAACAAACCGGAACAAACCGGGCCGAAGCCTGATGAAATCAGCCTTGCGGCTTCATTCCTCATCCTCGTCCTCGTCACCATCGATCTCGCTCGCCGCGCGCCGGCGGCGTTCCAAATCCTCCAGCAACGTGCGCAGCGTCCCGATTGACTGGCCCGCGCCGGCGAGGCCGCCCGGCGAATTCACCAGCGCCGGATCGCTCACGATCTGCACATTATCCGCGAAGTGCTGGCGGATCACCTGCCGCACCGCCACGAACCACGTCTCCTCTCGCGTCACCGCAAAGGCCATGCGCATTTCCTCCTCGCTCAATTCCTCCGGCACCCGCGCCGGCCGCGCGTTCAGCTCCGCAAAAATCTCGCGTCTCCAGGCTTCCATCGCCAGCCGGCTTTCCTCCCTCGCCGCGCGCACCGCCGCCTCAGCAGCCACCAGCTTCTCCCGCATGGCAACAAGCTCCAGCGTCTGTTCATCAAAGGTCTTGCGCGACGCCGGCCGCACCGCATTCCACCACTCCCGCAAAACGGATCGAAAAGTCTTCATGCCACCCGCGTTGCCTCCTCGAAGGACGTCGTGAGGAAATGCGGCGCCAGCCCGCCCATCATCGTCAGGAACACCAGCCCGCCCGCGGCGAGCGCCGCCCGCTCATCGTCCGTCGGCTGCCACGCCACCACCACCATCGTTTCCCCGTCCATGCTGCCGCCCTGCACCCTGCCCTGAAACGCCGCAATCGTCCGGCACTGGCAATCCGCCAAATCCGGCGGCGGCCCGTAGCTCGTATTCGCCTCGTCAAAATCCATCGCAATCATCTTCGTTTCCTCCGTTTCCTTCTGTTCAAAAATCCCCCCGCACCTGCGCCGTTAGCTAAGCCCCAGCGCTCTCTTCACCTGCACCACCACATACCACGCGCGACTTCCCGGGCGGTCATGCTCGGCCTTGATCACGTCGCATTTGATGAATTCCAGGATTTCCCTCCGCGAGTAAGGCAGCCACGCGATCAGCTCGCGCAGCCGCACCCGCGGCCTCTTCGGTTCTTTGCCTCTGCGGTTCGTCATATCAGTGGGGAGTATAGTGAAAATTTCGGGGGTCCGTTTGTGCCGCGGGTGAAATCGCGATGAATTAAATTTTCTCCGCCTGCAGCTCGTCGATTTTCGCCGCGCACGCGTCGCTGCAGCGGAACATCGCCCCCGCGCCCAGCCCTCCCGCCATCCGGTTCAGCCGCGCCGCCTCCGCGCGATACAGCGCCCCCGCCTTCGTGAAGAGCCGCACCGGGCCGCCATGCGGCTTCCACCACGATTCCCCCCACGGCCATCCCAGCGGCTTCTCCTCCGCCGGCGGTCGGCCTTCCCGCTGATACTCCGCCTCGTGCTCGTAGCACCGCGCTGCCATCGCCAGCGAGCCATCCCTCTGGTGCTCGTCATCATGCGCCGCCGTCCACCCCTCCCCGTTGACCTGCCGCACCCGCTCCTCCGCAATCAATTCCTGTCCTGTCTTCATGGTCATTTTCCTTTCCTGTAAATCCTCAAAATCCCGAAAATCCTGTTTAGTTCGATCAGCTCACATCCCCGCGGCGCACCGCCAGCGCCTCGCCCTCGACGTTCTGCGGGTCGATCAGCACGAAGTAGCGCAGCAGATCGATCCAGTCCTTCGTCGCCCCGTTCTTGCCGTCCTTCCCGGTCCAGCTCTGCAGCGCGTAGATCAAGTTCTTGCACCGCGCGGAGACCTTCAGCCGCGGCTGATTCGTGCCGTCCACCGGCCGGCGCGTGTCGTATTCCAGCCAGCGATTCACGATGTCGATGCCGTCATTGATTCCATTCCCCGGCGTTGGCAGGAAATACAGCCCCACCTCCTCGCACTCCTCGATCAACGTCACCTCCTGGTCCGCGCGCTGCCTCGGCGTATTGCCAAACCGCGAGTCCATGTAGCGCTCGAAAATCTCCTCCGGCTCCGTCTTACCCGTCTTCTCGTTCACCCGCCGCCACCGCTCGTGCCCGCCGCTTTCCAGCAACTCGATCTCCTCCTTGTAGCGCCCGATTCCGAACCGGAATCCCGCCTGCGCCGTGCCCTTGCGGCCGTCCATCAGCTTCCCATCCGGCACCGCCCACTCGCCGGGGAAGCCCACGCCCTCGATGTATTGGTCCTGGTCCGGCCACTCGCGATACACCCACGCCGTCCCGGCCACGTCCACGCGCACCCAGAGGATGCACCACGTCCGGCCGCCGCACGGGTCCACCAGCATATAGTTCGTCCCGTCCCTCGGGATCGTCTCCGGCCGCACCACGTGCACCGTGTCGTTGAAAATCTCGAACCGCGCGGAAATCGCCTTCGTCGGGATCCCGTAGGCGCGCATCAAAATCTCATCCCGCGTCTTCCCCTCCAGCTCCTTCACCAGGCGCGGATACCCGCCGAACGGATTATCCTCGCTCCAGAAATAGATGATCGCCGCCTTCCCGTCCTTCGTCTCCTGCACCACCGGCAGCCGCTCGTAGCCCGTCACGACGGTCTCTCCACCCCGCGTTTCCTTGATCGGCAGCAGCGGGGCCTCCCGCCACTCCAGCGTCCGCGCCCCGTCCAGAATGCTCTTCACCGTCGGCGTGTAGCCCTCCTTCGCGGTGAACGTCACCAGCAGGAATCCATCCCGCGTCACCAGCCGGTAGCGGATCGTCTCGACGATCTCGATCGTCACCAGCTCGTCACACCACGCCCCGTCGATCTCGCCGCCCTCGATCGTCTTGATGTCCTGCGCATAATTGCGGAACCACTCCTGGCTCCCATTCGGCAGCACGAACGTGTTCTCCGTGAAGCCGCCCTTCTGCGAATAATTGATATTCGCGATCGTCGCCCGCTTCCCGTTCAGCGCCCGCAGCGTCGGCGGCAAATACTTCCACACCACCGGCTGCACAATCTCCCGCGAATTGTCCGCCGTCTCAGAAAACGCCCACGCCCGCTTGCGCGGACCCGACAGCAACAGCTTGTTCACCGTCTTCGCCCCAAACTCGGATTTCGACGCGCGGTTCCCGCCCATCACCCACACCTCCTTGTAGCGCTGCAGCAGCGCCTCCGCCTTCTTCCAGTGTTCCGGCTCGAATCCATATTTGAACGCGTCCTCCCGTTCCTGCTGGATCATCTGTTCCCGCCGATCCAGCAGCTCGCGCGTTTTCTCCGGCCCCATCGCCTCCAGCACCTCCGGCTCCGGCAGCTTGAAAATCGGATGCGGCGTCGGCTTGAACTTCATGGCTCCGCCCTCCATCCGATGGCCGCGAGGTGCGGCGCGTCCGCAGCCGCCAGCTCAAACTCCAAATGCCACGCGCTTTTGTCCGAGGCCCACTGCACCTCGTAGCTGTGGTTCTGCCCGCGCACCATGAACGCCGTCACGATCCCGTGGACGTCCAGCTCGCAAACATGCGCCACCCGCTGCCCCGGCTCGAATCTCGTCGTAACGTTCACGAAGCCCCCCCCCAATGGATCACGATCCCCTCGAACGGAAGCCCATGCTGTTCCTCGAACCAATCGAGCATCGCGTCGTGGTGAGGAAAGCCATCCGCGCACGCGAAGGTGTCAAGCTGCGGATCGCTCAACTTCGCGCCATCAATGAAGATGTCGAACGCCGTCATGCGAATGCGCTCCACCTTCGTCACCACGGACTCGCGAAGAATCCGCTGCTTCGATCGGTAGGGCCGGCCGGTCCAGCAGCGCAGGCTGATTTTCTCGCCCACCTTCGGCATGCGTTTGGGTCTGGGCCGGACGGTGTGCGGCTTCGCCCCGCTCTCAACGAGCGGCGCAAATTGCGGCATGAACAGACGAACGATCATAATCCCGCCTGCAGTTCTTCGTAGTGGGCATCATCCGGCGAATAGCCCTCCGCGAAATAATCGCAATCGCCACCAGCCAGCGAGCTGGCCCATTCCCGCAGGTTCGTGCGTTCCTCGTCATTCGCGGGAAAGCCCTGCGACTGGCAAAGTAAAAGATAAACCGCGTCAATCCACGCGTCCCTTGTCAGCGTTTCCATAAATCAAAACGGGATGTCCTCATCCTCCGGCTTGTCGCCCGGCCCCGGCGGGCGCGCGGGCTGCTCGCTCTGGCGCGGCGGCTCCTCCTTGCGCTCCGCGCCTCCGCGCGATTCCTCGTTTCTCCCGAGCAGCTGCAGGCTCTCGCCGATCACCTTCGTCTTCGAGCGTTCCTGCCCCGTCTCCTTGTCCGTCCAGCGGTCCTGCGAAAGCCGGCCCTCGATGTAAACCGGTCGCCCCTTGCGCAAGTATTCCCCGGCGATCTCCGCCTGCCGGCCCCACAACGTCACGCCCACGAACGTCACCTCCTCGCGCCGCTCGCCCTCGCCCTTGTCGATACGCCGATTGATCGCCAGCCCCAGCTCGCACACCGCCGTGCCCTTCGGCGTGTATTTCACCTCCGGGTCCCGCGTCACATTTCCGATCAGAATGACCTTATTTACGTTTGCCATTTTCGTTTTTGGTTTGGGGTTTCAAGCCTCAACCGCGCGGCCAAAGAGGTCGGGATGCAACGCCGCCGATGCCCGCGCGTTCAGCCACAGCACTTCCGTCCGGTCACGCGCGCCATCGGCGTGCGCATGCCGTTCAAAGCAACTCCAATCGGCGAACGCCGACCGGTAGAGTTCCGAGTCGTAACCAGAGAGCACCACTGCGCCGCGCAGCCGCTTCAACACATGCGCCAGGCTTCGATGCTGCTTCTCCGTCATTTCGTGCCGGTAGCCACTCGCCTTCGTCCCGCTGGTCCCGCTGGTCCCGCTGGTCCCGCTGGTCCTTGTGCTCGGCACATAGGGCGGGTCCACGTAATGCAGCGTGTCCTCGCGGTCCCTCGCCATCATCAGCTCGCGCGCGTCGCGATTTTCGATCACCACGCCCTGCAGTCGTTCGATGATCGCCGGAAATGTCCCTGGCAGGTTTCGCCAATCTGCGGCCGGCGTCGTTCCGCTCCGGTTGCTGTCACACCGGAATCCCGTTCGCATTGGCACGTCCTGCTTCGTGGCCCGCGTCACCGTCGATCCGAACCCCATGTAAGCGCGAATGATCGTCCTCCGCGCCTGTTCCACCGGGTCCACGCTGCGCTCGTAGCTCAGGTCGAATTCCGCCCGCGCAAACGGCGTCAGCTCCAGCATCCGCAGCAGCTCGCTCCCGTAATCGCGAGCGGCCTTGAAAAGATTCACCAGCTCGCCGTCGAGATCGTTGTAAATTTCGGCGTAACTGCGCGGCTTTTGCAGCAGCACGCTGGCCGCGCCGCCGAACGGCTCCACGTAAACGCGATGCGACGGGAAGTGTTCGATAATCCACGGGGCCAGCAACCACTTCCCGCCATGGTAACGAATGATCGGCCGCTCCGGTGTCATGCCGCCACCTCACCTTCCGCCAAGCTCCACACGCCGTTGCCGTGGGCCTCAAATGGTCCCCGTTGCAGCGTCTGCCGCACCTTCTCGTGCCAGAAACGATTTGTTGCCGGCCGGCGACCTTTGATCGCTTCGTAAATTTCGCCAAGGTGCGCCTTGCCTCCCAACCGATGCAGCGTCAGTAAAACCAACTGCCGCCACGTTCCCGTGCCGCTCACCATCTCCTCACGTGCCTGTGCGTTCAGCCCGGCCACAGCTTCCGCCTCAGCGTAAAGCCGGAGGCCGCGCAGCCGGGGCAACGGATCTTTCGTGAAGATCGCGAAGCAGATGGGCAGCTGAAGGCGCGCGAAGATCGTGCGTGGCAAAATCTCCGCGCCGATCGTCCACAGCTTGTTCCACCTCAGCACGCGCGCCGGCGTTTGCAGGAAATACGCCGGCACCACGAAGCCCGCCTGCGCTCCTTCCACGCAAAAGTGCGAGAGCCGGCCCAGCATCGCGTCCATGAATTTCGCGGAGTAGGGCGGGTTCCCCCACGCGATCGTGAATTCCTGCGGCAGTTCCACGTCCAAAAAGTCGCTGGTGATCACGCGGCGGCCTGTCCGCTCCCGCGCCTTGTCCGCCAGCGCGCCGTCGATCTCCACGCCCGTAGCCGGGATGTGATCCGGCACCGCCGCCAACATCCGGCCATCGCCGCATGTCGGCTCGATCACGTTGTCCGCCGCCGTTGCCGTTGAGAAATAGGCCGCCCACAATTCGCGCGCCGCCCACGCCGGCGTCATGTATTGACCCAAGGGACAAACGCTCATGCCCGCGCCCTCCGCAGATTGGCCGGGTGCGTCGGATCGCCCGCAAATCCCATCGCCGTTTCCAGTGCGTTCACGACGTTCTGGCGGGGGCGGGCCTTCATCAGCTCCCGCTCCCACGCCTCGTGCAGGGCGGTCCAGCCCTTGCCCGGCTCCGTCAGCTCGTCCCAATGCGCGATCCGATCCACCGCGAAAACCGTGGGAAGATTCCCTGCCAGCAAAAACTTCGCCGCTTCCGCTCCCTCGCTCATGCCCGGCGCCCTCCCCGAAAATAACGGCGCAACTCCTGGCCCACCCAGCGGCCCACCGGCACACTCACGCCGTTGCCAATCATCCGATACGCCTGCCGGTCCGTTCCGCAGAATTTGAAGCTGTCGGGCACGCCTTGCAGCCGGGCGTATTCCCGCACGCTGTAGGGCCTCACGCCGTGCGGGAATCGCCGGTCCGCGATCAGTCGCGTCGAAACGTCCTTCGCGTAATGCGCCACGCACGTGGGCGCGATGTCATCCCGCGCGGGATCGCTCACAATGGGCCGATCCCGGTAGCCGCCATCCAATCGTTTGTAGAGGTAGTCTGGCAGGTCAACGCGCGGCTCCGCCTCCACGATCTTCGCCAGCTTCACCCGCCGCCCCGTCGGCTCGCGGAAATCGAACGGCCGCCGCGTGCCGATGATGATCAGTCGATTCCGAACCTGCGGCAGCCATGTCTGTGTTCCCACTGGGCAGAACGTCCGCACGTAGTAGTCCGGCAGGCGCGTCATCGCCTCCATCACGATCGGGAATTTTTTCATGCCCGGCACGTTCTCGATCACGAACGCCTCCGGCGGCTGGAGCACCATGTGGCGGAGCGCGTGCAGGAACAGCTCGTCCCCCGTCCGCGTCCCGTGAATGTCCGCAATCGGCGAGTATTTCGTGCAGGGGTAGGTGAACGCCTTCACCTCACAATGCGCGTCACTAGACACGAGTTTTTGCGCGATGTCCGCCTGCACCACTTCGTGCGAGAAATTCGCCCGCTGCGTCTCGCAGCACCGCCGATCCAGCTCGAAACTCTGCCCCACCATCAGCCCGCCTTGAAGCAGCCCGATGTCGAACAACCCCGCCCCGGAAAAGTAGCTGTTCACCGTGATCGTGCTATTCATCGCCGCCCTCGTAGTTGTCCGCGAATTTCTCCAGCTCCGTCCGGCCGGCTTTCATCCGGGCGGAATCGTCCTCCCAAATTTCGTCATCGATCAGCCGGTGCACGGCGTTCCGAACGAGTGATGCAAGGCGCGCGGGCTCGATGGCATCAAGCTCCCAGCTCGACTGCCCGAACCGTTTGATGTAAGCCCTCGCGCGGCTGTCGGTAATCTTGGCCGGATTTTCCGGAGGGCGCATTTCGCGCACTTGGTCCATGTTCAGCGCGAGGCGCTCCACTTCGATGCCGGCCTGCGTCGTGAAAAGCTCGAGTCGATCCTGCACGTCGCGGGACATGTCGATTCCGGACGGGTCATGGTCGCCCAGATAGAGCACGAACAGATGCTTTCCCTGCTCCGCGCGCTCGATGTATCGCTGCGCCGCTTCATACATCGTGCTGCTGCTGGAGTAGCCTTTGTTCGCGGTGAATGGCACGTCCAGCTCCCGGCAAACCGGCACCAGCACGCCCTCCAACGCCTGTTTCTCCACCATCACCTCCACGTAGCATGGCTGGTTTTCCCACATGTCCACGCGGTAGGAACGGGCGGCCGATCGCACAATTTCTGCCGGCGTGTTCCAGTGCGAATTTTGCACCATTTCACGCGCCCGATCCTTGATCATTTCCCAATCGATCAAGCCCGCGAGGCGAGCGTGAGAGACCAAGGCGCTAACGTTTTTGTAACTGCGCTCCGTGTTCTCCACGATGTTGCGCGCCACCAGCTGATAGTAGAGCTGGCGCACGCTCAGGTCGTAACCCTGCGCCTCGTAGTCGCGCAGAATCCGGTTGATCGTCACAATCATCGCCTGCGCCTCCGGTTTGAAATTCCTCTCAACGAAGCACTGTTTCACGGCACCACGATGCGGGATTCCTCGCCGCCCTCCGGTTCGTCATCCATCAGCCCGCAGGCCCGCAGGATCATCAGCCCCAGCAGTTGCTCGACAATGTGCGCCGGCGTGCGGTTCGCCTTCACCATGCGGATCAGCGCTTCCGCTGCCTCATGCTGGATTTCCTCCGCCAGTAGCGCCTCGCGCAGCCACAGCGCCAGCGGCCCGCGCAGATGCTCGCCGATCGCCGCCGGCGCGTCCTGCTGCCACGACACCGCCAGTCCGCCGCCCTTCGTGTGGAACGAAGCCCCGATGGCGCCCGTCTCGTGCACGGCCGCCTGCACGATCTCCCCCAGCTTCGCGAAGTCCGGCCCGTTCATGACTGCGCCTCCTCAGCCGGCCGCGCCGGCGTTTCGATGAACCACCGGCTGTGCACCCGGAATTTGTGCCGCTTCCGCGTCGCCTTCGTCATCGCGCGCAGCATGGCGCGGCCGGCGTTCCACGTTTTATCCCGCCGCAGATCCCACTTCGTCACCTGCCGCTCGCCGTCAAACACCGCGTGCCACAGCCGTTTCCTTGCCGTCGTCGTCATGGTCGTTTCTTTTTGTTGTAAGGCCCGCGCTTTTTCTTCTGCCGAAAACGCGATCCGTTGTTGTAGGCCGTCTCCTGGTCGCCGTTCAGATTCTCGAACCGCGTGAATTCCTTCAGGAACCTCAGCAGCACGGTGTCCGTCGGGCCGTCGCGATGCTTCGCCACGATCCACTCCACGATTTCCCCATCCCCCAGCGCCGGCTCCGGCTGCGCGTATTCCGGGTCCGGGTCCACCAGGTCATCGTCGTCCTCCTCCTCGTCGGGGGACTTGTCCTTGTTCGGGCGAAACAGCAGCGCAATGATGTCGGCGTCCTGCTCGATCTGGCCGCTGCCCTTGAGGTCCGAAATTTTCGGCCGCGAGTTCACCCCGCGGGAATCCGCGTCGCGCCCCAGCTGCGCCAGGCCGATCACCGGAATGTTCAGCACCTTCGCGATCTTTTTGCACATCCGCGAGGCGTCCGAAATTTCCTCCGCCCGGTTGTCCTGCGCGCGCTTGTTCACGCTCCGCAGCAGCTGCACGTAGTCGATCAGGATGGCATCCACGCCGTATTTCCGCTTCGCCCGCAGCGCGAGTTTGTAGAACGTCGGCAGCTTCAAATCCGGCGTGTCGTCGATGAACACCAGCGCCTTCGCCGCGTTTCCCGCCTCGCGGATCACCGTCTTCATGTGGAGGTCCGAAAGGAATCCATCGCGCACCCGCTGCAGGTTCAATTTCGAGCGCAGGCACACCACGCGGCTGGCCAGCTGGTCCGCGCTCATTTCGAGCGAGAAAATCGCCACCGACTTCTTCTCCTCCACCGCCATGTGGTTCGCGATCGCCATCATCAGCGCCGTCTTCCCCTGCCCCGGCCGCGCCGCGATCACCATGAACTGCGAGCCCTTCAGCCCGTCCGTCATCCCGTCGAATTTTCCAAATCCCGTCTGCAGCCCGCTGATGCTGCCCTTGCTCTTGTAACGCTTCTCGATGTCCGTCACCGCCTTGATCACGTCATCCTTCCAGTGGCGCATCCGGCACTTGTCATCATTGTCCGCCTCCAGGCCGAAGAGCAGCTCCTGCCCGCGCTGCAGCACCTCCTCCGCCGGGCCGGAGTCCTCGTAGGCATCCATGCGCATCTGCGAGGCCATCTGGATCATTTGCCGGCGTAGGTATTTGTCCCGCACGATGTCCGCGTAATATTCGTAGGACGACCACATCGGCACGAACGTGTTCAACTCGCTGATGGCGGCCGCTCCTCCCGCCGCCTCCAGCTGCCCGAGATCCCGCAGACGTTGCGTGATGGTGATGAAGTCGATGGGCTTTCGCGCGTCCCACAGCTCGCGCATCACGCTCCAGACGTGCTGATGCGCCGGCACGTAAAAGTGCGACACCATCAAGTCCGACAGCTCGTCCATCACATTGTCCGCGCTTAGCATTGTCGAGCACAGCACGCCTTTCTCCGCATACTCAGCCTGCGGGATCGGCATCGCCCCCTCCGGCTCCGCCCCGCGCGATTTGCGCGGGGGGTAATCACGGCGCGGCCGCTTTTCTGGACTCTCCTCGCCCACGGCTCAGCGCCCCCCCTCTTTTTTTTGCGCCGTGGAAATACGCTTCGCTGTTCCCACCGGCGCGGCGGCTAAAAGCTCTGCGAGCTTTTCGGATTGGCGAAGACGAGCAAGGCGGCGGGCGGCGGCGTCGGCGGCGTCGGCGGCGGCGGCGGCGGCGTAGGCGGCGGCGTAGGCGGCGGCGTCGGCGTAGGCGTAGGCGTAGGCGGA